TCAGGTGCCGATCAGGCCATGAGCTCGCAGCGCCGCCAAAACCGCACCCACCGCCGTTCGCGCCTGCGTGTCGACGATCGTTCCACCGTCCGGGCCGGTAATCGTCCCCTGCCTTGCCCCGACCACCCTCGCTCCGTCGATCACCAGCTCGGTCGCCGTCAACCGGCCCAGCGTCCAGCCGCTGCCCTCGCAGCGCGCGTGCGTGCCATCCGCCATGCTCCACGCCGCCAATCCCGGGCGTGGCGCGACGAAGCGCCAGCCGCCGCCGGTCCACCCCGCGATCGCGCCGGGATGGCCGGCCCACGCGCCCGTCGGACGCGGCCCGACGATCCAGCAGCTTCCCGGCTGCGGATCCGTCGGCGGCGTGTCGAGACCTACGGCCACAACGCTGGCCTGCACCGCCACGTCCAGCAGCGCGAGTGCCTCGTTATGCGCCATCTCCTTTTGCGCCTGTCCCGGCACGATCAGCGGCAATTCCAGTCGGTCGGTTGCGTCCATCATCCCGTTCCTCCTTCAATCACGATCCTTGCCGTCGCAGAGGCGGCCAGCGTGCCCTGCTGCGCGATGATCACCGACAGCGGCCCGACGCCGGCCTGCCCTGCCGGGATGGTGAGCGCAGGAACGGCGGTCTCGATCGCCTCCCCACCCTCGCCGACGATCACGCGGTATCGCTCGCCTTCCTCGCCCAGCGGTGCATCGGCGCCATCGAGCCAGCCCCAGCCAACCCGGCTCCGTCGCGTCCAGCGCAGCCGGATCGCGCCGTCGACACCCCGGTCCGTACGGACCGCCACGGGCGAAGGCGGCGCAACCGACCGGCCGACGTTCGCCACCTCGATTGGGGCCGGCTCGTCGGCGTCGCCGATCCCGGACGCCATCACCAGCACCGACGTGCCGACCATGCTGGCCGGCAGGTCGATCGTCCGTACGCTGGCCGGGTCGAGCAGCACGAAGCGGTCGCCCGCCTGCTGGGGTGCGGCATCGTCCGTGCCCCGCCGCCCGCGCCACAGCTCCCTCAATCGCCAACGCCCTTCGCCCAGCGGAGTCGCCCGCCCGAACTGGACCAGCTCGTCCCCGATCAGCGCCAGATTGGCGCCGCGGTCCAGCGCACTGGCATCGGCATCGGCCAAGTCCATGTCCGCGCGCGCCAGCCGCACCACGATCGCATGGCGCCGGTCGACCAGCGTAGCCGGCGCGGGAGGAGCCGGCGTCTCGACCTGTCCGACCACCCCCGGCGCGGCGGTTCCGCCCGCATCCTGCCAGCTCGCGCCGCCATCGGTGCTGAGCAGCAGCGCCGCCCCGCGCCACCCTGCGCCTTCTCCCGTCGCGACCGCCACCAGCCGCGGCGCCTCGAGCAGCCGGTCGTCCAGCGCCGGCACCTCGGCGACATGTAGGATCGTGCGCCCGGCGATCCGGTCGGGTGAGGCCAGCACCCGCCCCGGATCGGCCGCCACCAAGGGCGGCACGGGGGCGAGCGGCACCAACGTCACTGTCGTCGCCCATCCTTCCACCAACATCGCTTCGACCCGCCAGCGCCCTGCCTCGCCCGCAATCCTCGCGACCGTGCCCGGCGTCACCGCCAGCCCCTCAATCCCCAGCGACAGCGTTCGTCGCGTACGGCCCGCCTCCGCGCGCGCCAGCATCGCTGCCGCCAGCGCCTTGGCAGCAGGCGCGGACAGCACGGCAGGCATCTCGACCCGCTCTTCCCGCGTGCCCGCGCCGGCCCGCACCGCCCGCTGCATGCCTGCCTGATGGTCACGCGCCGGATCGTAATGTCCAACCGTCAGCACCCGCGGCACGCTGGCCGACGGTGCCACCGACCGGCTCCGGCGCGCAGCGTGTGCTCCGGCCATCGCCACCGCCTCATCGCGCAGGGTGATTGCCGCGGTATCGCGACCGGTCAGCCGCACCCGGCCACCCGCCGGCGCGAACCACCCGTCGCCCGCCTCCGCCAGCAACTCCAGCGTCGCTCGCACGCTGCCACCCCCGGCCGCAAAGCCCTGGAGCACCGGCCCCCCAGGGCGCGCCTCCACTTCGGGCGCCAGCGATCGCGCGATCCCGCCGATCGCGATACCCCCCGCGTCCGCCTCCACCTCGAAACTCAGCGAGGGCAGCCGATTGCCGAATTCGGCCAGCGCCAGGTCCTCGAACACGACATAGGCGCAACCCCTGTGCGCGGGCGCCATCGCACCTTCCGCCGAAGCGATCAGCGGGTCGGGCGGCTGGTCCTCGCCGCCCAGATGCACCCGCATCCGCCCCGCCACCTTCAGGTCGCCCGCCGCCCCGCGCAACAGGTTGCCGTCCGCCCAGATGCGCGACACGCCCCGGATCGGCCGTGCCGACACCAGCACCGCGAACGAAGCGCGATAGCTGTATCGGGTCACCTCGGGCGAGCCTTTGGCGCGCGTCACCGCACGGCTCTCGACCAGGTCGGTGGACCAGATCACGGTGCCCGCCACCCGCACCGTCCCGAACAGCCGGGGGATCGCCACGCCATAGCTCGACGCCTGCACCCGCAGCTCGGCCAGCCGCGGCCCCTCCCGCCGCCCCCGGCCGAGCACCGCGCCGTCGATCTGCCGTCCGGCCAGCGCCCCCAGCGCCGCGCCCACTGGCCCCGCCACCGCGCCGCCGACCGTTGTCAGTACCAGCGTCGCCATGCCCTATCCTCCCATTGCCCACGCCATGACCAGCGGCCATGCCAGCGCCCCCGGCCGCATCACCACCCGCCGCAGCCCGGCATCGGCATGGACCACCCCGCCCCCGACCCCTACCGCCAGATGCAGCTGCCCCGCTCCCGGCCTCACCAGCAGCAGCGCACCCGGTTCGTCTGTCCCGCCACGCGCCAGCACCGGGTCGAGCAGCGCCGCCACCCGCCCCGGATCGCCGCCGCGCAGGGCATAGCCGCTCGGCACCACGATCCGGTGCCCCGCCGCCGCCAGCGACAGCGCCGCCACGCCGACGCAATCGAGCCCATGGGCGGGATCGCGCCCGTGCAGCCGGAACCGCGTCCCCATCAGCGCCTGCGCCATGGCCGCGGCGCGCGCGCCCGCGCTGGTCATGCGCCCGGATATCGGGTCAACAGGTCGATCCCCGGCAGGAACGGTTCGCCGCGAAAGTTGACCGCATTGCCGAAACGCCCCGCACAGGTCGCGATCGACTTGTTGCACCCTTCCGACAGTTCGACGAGCGTTCCCGCCGCCACCGCCTGGGGCGCCGCCGACGCCAGCACCACGCGGTCCCCCTCGGACCGGGCGATCACGCTATCCAGCCCGCTGTTGCCGCCCCCGATCCAGCGCAGCCGCCCGCCGCCATAGGCATCCGCCACCGGCTCCGCCCGGTCGAGCGTCAGCGTGTCGCCATCCGCCGACACCACGCGCGCAAGGCATCGCCGACCCGCCATCGGTACCCGGCAGCGCCGGTCGCCCAGCGCGGCGCGGCATTCGGGGGCGGTCTCCTCCGCCACCGGGCGGTCGAGCGCCGCGGTCGTGCCCGCCAGTTCCGCGGTAAATGTATCGCCGCTCAGGGTCACCGCCCCGATCGTGCCCTCGCCCAGGGCGACCCGATCCGGTTGGCCCGGCTCCGACGCCCCCTCGGTCCAGTCGACCGCGAACATCGCTACCCTTGCCCCGTCCCAGCGGCCCGCGAGCAGGTCGGCCTCGGTCACCCCGTCCGCTGCCAGTGCCCCCGTCACCTCGGTCGTGTCCACCTCCAGCCCCGCGCTCCGGCTGATCGCGGCGGGCAGCATCCCCGGGCTGGCGCGATGGAGCAGCCCGTCGACCAACAAGTCGCGGTCGTGCGCGGTCAGCCCGATCGTCACCCCGTCGCGTCGTTCGATCCGCCAGCACAGGGCAACGGTGGTCAGCGCCGCGCGCAGCCAGTCGCCCCCGCTCACGCGCCGCCCTCCCGCACCTCGACCAGCGGTACCGACGCCGCCTCGCCGGCCAGGTGGGTCGCCCGGTTCACCGTCAGCCGATCCTCCGCGAACCGCACCGGCACGTCAAAGCGAAAGCTCGCAACGACCGCCACCCCCGCCCCCGGCGCCCGGTCGAGCACGATCCATCCCCCCGGCTCGACGGTGAAACCCTGCGTCGCCGCCCCGCCGACCCGTACCGCGACGCTGCCCGCCACCGGGCGGGTGATCCGCCGCGCGACCTCGCCATAGCGGCGGACCAGGGCGAACCGCCGGTTCGCGCCGTCGCCGCTGCCCAGCGCCTCGTTGGCGCCCTCGCTGTCGAACGGATCGCGCAACCGGAACGCCCGCGCCCGACCCATCCGGGCGCGAAAGAAGCCGAGCAGCTCGGCCATCTCCGCCTCGCCGCGGATACCCGGCCCGACGTCATAGGTGGTCAGCGCCCCCGCCCATTCCGCCTGCCGCTGCTCCGCCCCGCCCGCCGCGGTCACCACCGCGGTCGACCAGCCCGGCGTCACGCTCGCCTCACGGCCCAGCGCCAGCGGGAACAGCACGTCGTCGAAGTCCTGCACCTGCGCCTCCCCATCGAAATGAACGAAACCGTCGCGCATCACCTGGGGCAACGCCCACAGATACGCCCGCCTTACCCCCCGCGCCCGTGCCGCGCCGGCCGCGGCATCGATCGCCGCCCATTGCCCCGCCTGATCGGGCCGCAGCACGAAGCCCGACAGGTACTCCTGCCGCCCCGCCGGATAGCCGAGCCGCGCGGTCGCCGCCGTCACCCCCGCCCGCGTCGCGGCGATGTCGCCCGCGGTGACCCAGTCGTAATCCTCCAGCTGGAGCACATCGAACGCCGGGCTCGCCCAGCCGACCGGCATGTTCATCCGCCAGGCTTCGGGCGCGTCGGCGTCCAGCACGGTGGGCAGGTAGGTCAGCAGGTACGTCGTGCACCCGCCCGCTCCGGACACCGCCCGTGCCGCGTCCGCCAGCGCGATCGTCGATGCCGCCAGACACGCGCCCGCCCGTTCCAGCGTCGCGATCTCGGCGGCCGACTTGGCCCCCGCCATGCTCGCGATCGCCACCGGCGCCAGCGCCGTCGCCGCCGCGGCATCGTACAGGCACGGGCGCCGCCCCTCGGGCTGCACCCACCACCACGGCTCGCCGACCTGGAAGTGCACCGGCAGCCCCGCCGCCACCGCGATCCCGACGAACGCGACCGCCACCTGCCGCAGATAGCCCATCGCGCCCTCGTGCGCGGGGCTCAGCAGGGTCGACGGCGGCTCCCATCCGGTCAGCGCCGGCGCCCCGTCCAGGCTTCGCTGCTTCCAGTCGCCCCAGCAATGCGCGTCGAGCAGTTCGTAGCTCAGCGACCAGGTCACGCCCAATCCCAGCGCCCCGGCCCGTGTCGCGAAGTCGCGATGCCACGCCGCCGCCGCGCGGTTGAGCACCCCGCCCCTCAGGCTCGCGAAGAACCCGTCTCCGGCCGCTTCCAGCCGGAAATAATGGCTCATCCCGACATAATGGACGATCTGCCCGCGATAACCGAGCTGGAGCACATTGCGCAGCACGCGGGCGGGCGTCAGATGGTACTCGTCGTCGTAACCGCTGGCGATGCCCAGACCATGTTCGGGCACCATCGCGTCGCCGATCGCCAATACCGATCCCGGCCCGTCGCACGCCAGTCCGCTCAGCTCGACCCAACCCTCCGCCGGTTCGGCCAGCGGCCCGTCCGCGCCGTCATGCCCCGGCGGCACCAGCGACACGAACATCCGGTCGACGTCGCCCGCCCAGACCGGATCGGCCTCGCCCGGCAGCCGGAACCCGCCCACTAGGTCGGCGAAGTCGATCGCGACCTGCGCATCCTCGGGGGTTCCGCGGGCATAGTTCCACAACCGCACATACCACGCCCGCGCCTCCCCTTGCGCGTCGCGCCCCTCGATCGTCAGCACCGGTCCGTTCACCGCATCGAGCGGCCGGACACCCCACGATCGCCACCGGAACCGCAACCGGCAATCGCGAAAGTCGCGCGCGGTCTCGTACGCCAGCAGCGGATGGTCCCACCGGTCCTCCGCCTCCCAGATCAGCCCGGCAAGGTCGTCGCGCTTGTAGAACACGCAATCGACCCGCAGCGCATCGGGCCCGGTCGCCGTCACCGCCGCCATCATCGGCCGGGGAAAGTTCACCGTCCAGAACCGCGGGTCGAAACGCGTCACCACGCCTTCCGCATGCACCGTGCGCGTCCGCGCCAGCCACCATCCCATCTCGCACCCCTCCCGTCATGCCCGCGAACGCCGGGATCGCCCCCGAACCGGTCCGCAGCATCGTCACTCCTCCGCCAGCGCCGCCCGCACCGCTCGCGCCACCTGCCGCGCCGACTGCCGCAGCGCCCCCGCCGCCTCGCCCGTGCCGGCGTTGACCGTGCCGGCATTGACCGTGATCGCCACCCGCACTTCGCGCGGGCGCTCCCGCACCCCCGCCTCCACCCGCCCCGCCGCCGTCGGCACGAACAGCTCCGGCCCGCGCTCGCCGACCAGATAGGGCCGTCCCGGCGCCACCGGCCCGCCCGTCGCCCGCCCCGGCAAGCCCGACAGTCCCGCCAGCAGCGTCCCCAGCGTCCGCCCCAACCCGCCGCTGCCGGCGACCTCGCGGATCCCCGCCTTCAACGCTGCCCCGGCGATCGCATCCACCGCGCGCAGCCCGGCACCCTTCAGCTCCTCGAAGCCGACCCGCCCCTGCCGCACCGCGCCCAGCAGCGACCGCTCGATCGCCCGTCCCGCCCGGTCGCCCGCGCCGCCCAGCGACCCTTCCAGCAGCTGGCGCATGTCCGCCACCTCGCGCCGGAATTCAGCGCTATCCACCCGCACACCGACGATCTCGTCCCGTTCATCCATCCGGAAACGCCTCCCGCAACCGCGCCACCAGCGCCGCATCCGCCGGTGCCGCGCCCTCCTCGCTCCCCAGCGCCGCCGTCACCGCGGCAAGGTCCGCCGGCGTCGCCGCCCAGAAGGCGTCGGGGCTCCACCCCAGCACCGCCCCGGCGACGCCCGCGAAGCGCCTCGCGCACTCGGCAAAGCCGCTCACCGCCCGCGCACCACCTCGGCCATCAGCGCGCGGACCGCCGGCATCGCCGCCGCCAGCCCCCGCTCCACCACCGCCTCGCCCAGTGCCTCGCGCGTCACCCCCGCGGGCCGATCGCGCAGGCAGTGCCAGAACAGCGCCGCCACCTCCGACAGTCGCAGGCCCCCCTCGGCCGCCCGCTCGACCAGTGCGAACAGCGACCCCAGTTCCTCCTCCGCCGCCACCAGCGCCCCGAACGACGGCCTCAGCACCAGCTCCTCGCCCGCGACGCGCACGCTTGCCTCGCCCCGCATGGGGTTCGCGACCGCACTCATGCCGCGATCACCGGGCCGCTGCTTTCCAGCGCCAGCGTGTAGGTTCGCTCCCCGTTGAAATCGCCGGCATAGTCCAGCCGCGTGACCAGGAAGCGCCCGGTCATGTGGTCCCCCGATTCGAAACTCAGCCGATAGTCGTCCAGCGTGCCCGCCAGCGCGCTTGCCTTGATCCGCGCCTCCGCCGCCGATCCGGTGAACACGCCGGCCCCCGACACGCTGACCGACCGCACCCCCGCGCCTCCCAGCAACTGGCGCCACCCCCCCGAATCCTTGCTGGTCACCACCACCGCCTCGCCATTCACCGACAGCTGGGTGGTCCTCAGCCCCGCCACCGTCGCGAAGCTCGGCTGCGCCGCGCCGTCGCCGACCTTCAGCAGGAACGCCGATCCTTTCTCCACGCCCATCACACGCCTCCCTCATTGCACCCGAAACATCCGCACCCGCATCTCGATCGCCGCGGTCCAGCGCATCGCCCCTTCGCCACGGCCGTCCGCCCGCCGGATCCGGGCCGCGCCCAGCTGCCCCGCGATCAGCCGCCAGCCGCCCGCCAGCTCGGGCGGGGTCGCCGCCATCGCCGCCTCCACCCCCGCCAGCAGCTGCCACAGCCGTTCGGGCCGCTCGCCCTCGTCGTGGAGCGTCACCGTCACCCGGCCCTCGCGTCCCTGCGTCGCCGACGCGTCCCAGTTCCGCAGCAGGGGCATCTCCACCACCGCATGCGGCACCGCGGCGCGCACCGGCGGCGCATCGAACGCGCGCAGCCCGGTCGCCGCGACGCCGGCGACCAGCGCCTGCTGCAACGCCTGCCCCGCGCTCAT